AGAAAACTAACTAGCGGGGCTAGGCCAGCATCTAAATAACTAGTGAAAACTATAATGTATAGCCATTATAGCATCACAACCTAAATATTCTAACTATGGGTAAAACTCCCTTTTATTGTTATGTTTATTTCAATTTAAAACAATTAATGGTCAGTTAATTGAGTACGGTTTTGAGTGTATATTTAATTATATAAATCAGGATTAATAGAGTACATTGCTGTAGTTGGTGTTGGAGTTGTAGTTCCAGCATAGCATGTACCATATGATATCATTGGTGTAGGCATTTGTCCACCAGCTCTAAAATCATCTCCAAATGCCAAGAAGAATCGAGCTGTTATGAAATAAGACTCAGGTGCTCTAGGGAAATTAATCATTATAGCTCCAAAATCATTAGCATTAGCAATATAAGTGTTGCTACGTGAAGTATTAATGCTCCAATCCAAAGCAGTAGCTCCAGCAACTCCAGTATTACTGGGATTAGGCACAGGAGCCACTCTATTCCAATATACAAATGGTATTTCAATCTCATGAAAAGCACTATTAGAATCGGAAATATCACGTGGTCCATGATGTGTAGTATTAGTTAAAGTGCTATTGCCACCAAACTGTGTGTTAGCACCAGCACTTTCATCATTAGTTCCCAGTCCAAGTTCTCGCAAAGCACCCTCATTACCCAAATAGGTCCAAGATGGTATAAAATCCACACTAATAGCAGATTGTTCAACTTTATTAGTAGAGTCTTCACTAAACAAGTTGAATAATATTTTAACTCTCATTGAACCACGCCACAAACGATATAGAGCCAAGTACCAATTGTGTATATTTGAAGCATAGTTAAGTGAAGCTCCAACAGAGGACCAAAAGGGCATAATCAATCTAGCAATAGGTATAGTATATGTCGCTGAATGTATAGTAGCAACTTCGGTACCAACACCTCCAATTTTATACGACTCAGTAAAAACATGAGCATATCGCTTAAGTATATCCTTAACAGAAACATATCGTTCGGACATAGTTGAATTATCACGATATCTAGTATTGCCCAGATAAGATATGTCTGTACCAGGATTTGGATCAATATTGCCTTGTGATACAGGATAAAAACCTGTGTTTGCACGAGACAAGAAATTAAGTTGGAAATCTTTGCCACCAGCGACGAACACGTTGATATCATACGTTGTGGGTAAACCGGATGGGACAGACAATGGATTGATAACATATAATGCTATCTGTCCGGTACATGTTCTGTACGAGGTCAAATCATCATAAACGGTATGAACTGAGGCATTAGTTACTGCATCTTGAACAAATTGTCCATTCATAACATGCTTCCATGGTGTATCAGCAACATATGGTACTTCAACTTCAAATGTTTTATTGTCGGCATTAACCTCAAAAACATAACTAAGTCCTGAAGTTGGTTCAATTCCAGCAGTAATAGTATCAGGACACGCAGAACCATAAATAATAGTACATGCGACCTTAGCTGTCACAAAAGCATTAGTGATAAAATCGAACCTAAACTTCATAGCACCAGTCCAAAAATTGAAGGGCATAGAAACATAAGACACAAGAGGAAGTGTCAACTGTGAGCCTGCAGGACACCATGTGCTAACAGGTTGTCGCGGTGCAATACTTGGTCCAGCTCGATCAACCTTTGGTAATATATAAGGCGTAATAGGACAAAATGTCAAAACTGATCCAGTAGTTTGCGTAGTACCTATTGATGTTCGATAGTAGAAAGTATACTTACTACATAGATACTCTAAAGACATTTCATCATAGTCTGTTCCAAAATCTGCAAAAGTTGATGTACTTGTGCCACCAGGATGCAAAGCTAAACGATCAAGCACCTCAATGTTGGTTGCATGTGCAAAATAACCCATAGCTCTACGAACAGTATAAATGGGCGTCATGGTATCATTTGGTTTATCCATGGTAGACAACTTAAGATCCGCTTTAAGATCAAAATCATCACCCTTAACATTATTAGGCAAAGTAGCATTAGCAACTTTAGACCAACCTTGCATATTATTGGTTACATAAGAATGTGTGCCACCTTGAGTTGTAGCTGCACTAACAACAGGTATACCAAGTTGAACATCTTCCAAATGCATCCATATGGTCGCATTTATAGATGTAGGCGCACCTGTTCCAACAGACAATTGGTTAAAAACTATCAATTGGAATTTATGTGTACCCACAGTGGTATAAAATGTAGAGCCAGCAGTATGTCGGTACCTATTTGCAGTTGTATCTGTAAACATGGCATAATTAATATACTCAAAAGGGCACAACCAAGGTGCTGTTATAGTAACTACATCATTTGAACTAGCATCCAAAAATGCGTGTTCCAATGCAGTAGCACCTCTAATATTCTCAGGAAACGTTATAATATCACCAGAAGGGGTGTAAGGTTCTATCATTGCCATGAGTCGACCTGCTGTGAACTTGTTACCATTAAGCTGTATTCTAAACACAGGTCTATATCTAATATATGTATAAGATGACAAAATATTAGAAACATTCTTAGAAAGACTCTGGAAAATAGCTGGAAGAGAATATCTCTTAAGCACAGTTCCCACAGTCTGAGTAGTTGTAAACGAATATGTGCCCATTCGTTGCGGACGTGCTAACATTCTGTGCAAATTCCAATCACCATGTGTAAGATAAGACTCATTATCCATAATGACATCTTTATTGATAACAACACTAGGTTTTTGTTCAATAAAGGTTATTGCATCAGATATGGTGGTTTCTTCCTTAATATTTTGCTCATTGGATTCACCAGCTGTCTGCTCATGTGCTCCTTCTCCTTCACCACCTTGGGCAACTGCTGTAACAGGCATATCTGGAAATCTCTCATCCTTAAAACATTCGTCTAAGTAAGAGAAACTATACAAATGTGCCAAATTACCTCTTTGTACAGATGGTATAGCAAGAGCAGCCAGAATTTTATTGCGTTCTTCCTCAAAGCGTTCTCTACCATAATGGTACCACATCATGAGTGCCATATTGCAATTAGTGACTGTTGCTGCATAGTCATCATCCGACTCGCGAATCCAATTAACCATCTCATTCAAGGTATCTTCTTCCATAGTAGCATGATAAATTAGTCCCTCTCTACGAATACTATTCTTAAGAAAGGATAGTGTTTCAATAGGTTCAACTGGCTCCATTTCTGACGATTTCTTAGCATTGGTATAAGTAAGACCATGAATAGTAAAATATTCTTGTATAGTCTTCTCATTAAACCAAGATGCCACAGCACCAGATATTGACTTGATATTGTCGTCACCATACAAAAATATTGTTACATTTTCATGATAGTGTTTAAGTGACTTAAGGTGATCAGGGGCCAACATCATCCATGCAGTTTTAAAATACATGTCGTCACTCATTGTGTTAAGGATAGTGGTGAAAGGACATCCAGAAGGATTTCCACAATGGGTACAATACAAAACGTTACAACATTGTGTACGTGTGTGTATGAGCTCTTCAAACAACACACTTCGCACAAGTTTGTTAACGTCGTGATTAGCCTCTTTAACAATCTCGGCATAATAGCGATTGATAACTTGTAGGCATGCATCTGCAATTTCTGCAAAT